CATCCTCTTCCGAGCCACATTCACAAGCAGAGTGAGTCTGCTCACATTCTCGGCAGCAGTCACAATGCCATTCGTGGTCACTATACTCTCCGCATATATGACACCAACCTTCTTGTGACTCTTGGTGTCTTGCGAGTTCCCAATCCAAGTAATCCATTATACAGGCAGATTAAAAAGGTTCTCAATCAACTCGTACAACGCTATCATAGCAGTAATTCCGATTGCTACCAGAAGGTAAGCAGCACCTCCATAAATGAGGTTCTCTTTGCGGGTGTAAGTCTTCTTTGACATAATGTAAGGTGTTTTAGTTTCTGCTAATATACACAAAATTATTAACACCAAACACTTTGCATTATTTTTTTTCTTTCCATTGAGTATAGCAAACTGCAAGGCGTTGTTCCTTATCTGGGAACTCACCCTTTAGTTCTCCCATACATCTGCTGATGAACTCTTGTTGTGATTCATCTCCTTTAGGATTCGGTATCGGCATCTTCGTTAAGTTTTATTGCTGCATAGATTGGAAGGAAAGCCACCTCTTTTACTATTCTCCTATTGTCATAGAAGTCTGTAGTTTTTGGTAACCCTCCTTTCATCTCCCATTGCAAATCATTAAATTCATCAAGTGCAAAGGCATATATCCCCTGCGGTGTTGAGTTAATATAAAAGGGGCGAGTGCCGTTTTCCTCTGCTCGTTTAAGAAGAGCATCGTACTTATCCTTCTCAATTAACAATTCATCATAGTGAGTTCTACGACACTTGAGTTCTATGTCTAACTTCCACTTGGAAGAAAAACAATCAAAGCGAGAGTACTGACTTTCACTTTTCTCAAGGTCTGGCATAAAGCATATCTTGAGTATATTAAATAAATCAATCTCCTTCATACTCGTTGTATACCAACTCCAAATCCCCAATGTGTCGCTTCCACTCCTTTGGGTTACAAGTGCAAGGCACATAGTATTTGTGTTGGAAGATTCGTGCGTGAATACGAGATAGTTCCTCGTGGTAGATAGGTCGTAGTTCACGACCATTAAACTCCTGAAAGAACCCTTTCAAGAAGTTGTATTCACTCTCCTCAAGACACAACGGTTGAGTCTTCTTTGGGAACAACTTATTGAGCTTCTCCTTACGAGCATCACACCCACAATCAATACCTGTGAGTTCAGCAAAGGTGTCTACTACTTTCTTGATTCCTGTAGCCTTTGTGATTTTTTCAATGTCATCTCCTAAACCTTTAGATGCGCTCGGCTTCGCCATTTTGGAAGTCTTCGTAGTCTTCCCCGATTTCTTCTCGGACATATTCTTTGGATTTTTTTAGTGTATCAAATATGGAGAACAGACTGATGCCTGTCTCTTTTTCTATATCCCTCATTGACATATCGGTGGTGTGGTATATCTCAAACATCTTTTGGTCATACCAATGTTGGTCTTCCATCACTTGCCATACCTTGTCAATAAGGCGTTCAAACCCTTCGGCTTGTTCTATATCAAATAATTCTTCTTCTTGGTCGTACTCTACCATATCCCCCGTGAAGACAAGGAACTCTTTCTTCTTTTGGGCTTGGCGTACCATATTGCGAATAGTGACCCATACAAACAACTTGTTGGGTTCACCCTTGTACATTATGCGCTCTGGGTCTTCTATGTACCTGTTCAAGCGGATGTACATCTCTTGCACAACATCTTCAGCGTAGTCTCCTGCGCCAAAACTGTGTGCCATCTTCAGCCACTCCTTATGCTTGGTTGCTAAAAGGTCAAGTACGGTCATTGCCTTCAGTTACCCAAGTCAATACAAAAGCAAAAACCCCAAAGCACAACTGCAAGGAGTGGTACTTGGGGTCTTCATAATCATCATTCATCTCGGAGTTCCAATAGTTAATACCTACCAGAAATCCTGCAAGGGGTGCTATGTCAAGTGCAAAGTTCATTTTGATGTAAGCGGTTTATTTCCTGTTCTTTAAGATACAACTTTTCACGAGTTTCTAACAACTCCTCCCTCAAGTTATTAACACGAACTATCAACATAGCATTTTCTCTTGCAAGGCTCTGCTCAAAAGTCTCATCTCCTCCTTGTAATCTCTTAACGATGTCACAGGCATCTTGGTAGAATCTTGGGTAGGCTCTATCGTATCGTAAGTTCGTGTCGTGCCACTTCGTTGCGTGGATAACCGTAGCGTGGTTCTTCTTGGTTACTCGTGCAATCTCCAATGTAGAGAACAAATCTCGTGCCGCAACCATAAACGCAAACCTTGCCATCACATTCTTATGTTGCCTTGATGGAGTGATGTGGTTGATTCTAATGTATTCGTTGTACTCTTCTTGTAATAGTAATTCGGTTGGTCTCATTTTAGATTTTCGTTAAGGTTATCTAATCTACTTTCGTATTGCTTAATTAGTTCAGCTTGTTTTCTAATGGTTAGTTTAAGGTCGCTATTCTTTGCTTCCGCATCCCATACCATATGTTGTACATCCTCTACCATTTCTATAGCAGTAGACATAGCCGTATAGATACTTAATAGGTCTATGAAGATGTCCATCTCGTATCCGTTGTTCGTGTCTTGTGGTTTTAGGGCGTGGGCGATGTTCATCAAGTCACTATTCTTCTGGCGTAACCATAGAAGAGCAATGCTCTTACTTCCTCCCCTCCAATTGTAATTATCTTCCATCTTAAAAAGGTAAGTTACTTTGTTTCTTCTCCTTCATACAAATTAGATTTTCTCCGTGAATCTCAAAACCTACATTATCAGGCAAACTACGAAATCTTATTGGTTCATCCATAGGAGTAGGTCTACCACCTGTCTCTACCTCCTTTACCTTTCTTATGTGTACTTGGTTGTACATCCATTCAGTAGGGTGTTGAATATAACGATGGATGACCACAAAGTCATCAGCTCGGTTCACAAACTTACCTCCTCCTTCAATATCAGCAGAACTTGGTGGAATAGGGTGACCTGCATACTCGTGTCCTGCTGCGTGTTTCATACGCAAGGCAGAAGTTACTGCGTGAGTGTTTAACCAGATGCTCACATCGTGTTGCTTTGCCCATTGTCTAAAATGGGTAGCCACCTCATAGTCGTACTCGTGACCTCCAAGAGTTGAGAACATATCCTTGTCCTTTACTAATGAGTTGTAAGGGTCAATCAAGAAACCATCAAAACCCTCTTGGTGATAGATGTCAGTAGCCTCCTCAATTAAGTCCTTATAGGTATACATCTTCTTATCGGTGTCTATGATGATGAAGTACCTCTGGATTAAGTCTTGAGCCATATAGAACTCATCCTCTTCTATCTTGTTGATGGGCTTACCCAAGAAGAACTCCGATATTTTCTTTACCAACGATACAGGCGTGTTCTCGGAACTAAATACCAACCATCGGATGTCGTTGACTATAGATTGGAGGAGCATCATATACAAGGTTACGGATGTCTTCCCGACATTGGCGTGTCCAAGTATCACATTAAAGTTTCCTCGCTTGAAACGAAAGTGGGCATCCAAGTTCCATTGACCGAACTTTAGCCCTTCCTTGACTTTGCCGTTTCGCACATCATCAAGTTTACCGAACACATCGGCATAAGATATTTTTGACATAGAGTGTTTAAATTAGGTCTTGAAATATAGGATTTGTTTGTGAATTAAGTATAGGAAATCTTGTACTTATAACAAACATCTCTAATGCCTTCCTTAATTCTTTCTTACAAAATAAAAGACCAATCTTATAAACCTCTTTTTTATTAATATGTTGTTTCACTCTTTTCTTTATACATACAGATTCTCCAACATATACTAATAATGCATCTACATCATATAATAAATAAACACCACTTTGTTTATTATCAATATCTTCTATGGATTTAGGGTTGTCTAAAAACACCCCTCCTTTTAATCCATAATTAAAATCACCTTCTAATTCATCAAACAACGAGACAAAATCTAATTGAGCAGTATTATTATCATAATTCTTTAAATCAGCCTGTAATTCTGTATAGCGAATAAAATATGTAGAGGCACTCTTGTCACGATACTGTAAGGCATCATTGATTCGTTTTTGTAGATTTTTCTCTCTATTTTTTTTTCGCTTAATAGATTTTAAACGAGTTTCAAAAACTTGTTGTCTTGATTCTTTCATAGTGTTTTGGTTTTAAAAAGGGAGGGCAATGCCCTCCCCTAATTATTAGAATGGTAAACCATCTTGGTCTACAGGTTGTGATTCCTCACGCCCTTGAAAGTGTTGCTGATGAGTTGCTTGGGCTTGGGCTGCGCCCTTCTTCATTACCCAATCAGCAAAGGTCTGT